CAACTGGTGCCTTGTTGACATGAGATGAAGTAATGGCAACTAATGTTTCCCATGTATCATTTGGTATCTCACATACTTCAATATCCATATCACTTGGGTGCATGGAGAAATCTGAAAACAAATCATCTTCTGGTGGAAACAAAGATGCTGGTATTTCAGCAACAGATTTTAGTTTCTCATCACGCATGTATTGTTCGATACTTCCCATGTCACTAAAATATTCATGGAAAGCATTTGCACAATACAATGCCTGTTCTCTAGTTAAATTCATTTTGTAAATTTCTTCAAAATATTATTGGCTAAACTCAAATCTTCGATTTTGGGTTCAACATAAACCGGAACTATATTCACGGAAAATCCTATTTTTGATTTGGCATCATATTTTAAAATAATATCATGGCTTTCTGGATTCCATGATGAATTATTAAATTTAAGATTTACTTCTTTCAATTGTTTTGTGTTAATCATACTTTAAATCCATCAAATGATTTCTTCTGTGGCTTCTCACGATTACCAAACGTGTTGAGTGGTTTATCTTGGCCAGAGTCGGCAAGACCTTCCTGACCCGATTGTTCTACGTCATACAATCTCATCTTTGCACGGTCAACACCAAGTGTGAATCTTTTATACATTGTTGGATCATTATAACGATTCTTCAACTGTTTCACCATAATCTGTCCAAGTTCTTCCAATTCTTCGGAAGAAATCAAAGCAAACATCAAGTCTGCGGTTGCTGGCAAACCAAAAGACTCACTTGTGTCCTCGAGCCCTGGATCAGATGAATTAAATCCGCTTCTTGTAGTTTGTGTAGCAGATACGACTGGGACTCCGAACTCAACGGCAAGACCTCGCAGTTCTTCAGCGATGGACTTGACATAAGTGTAACTGTTGATGTTGGCTCCTGCTTTGATGCGAGAAGAGCAACATATATTAAGATAATCGATAAAAATAATATCAGGAATAAAAGACTTTTTGAGATTGAGTTCATTGAGTAATGTTCTGAAGTGTGTTGTAGAAGCCGAAGCGGTTGGATATTCCTTGATGATTAGTTTGCCAACAATCTTTTCTTTGAGTTTGGCAATCTTCTTATCATACATATCTTTTGGTAGATTGACCAAATCATCTATGGTCACATTCAATAAGTTTGCATCTATTCTTTCTGCAATCTTTTCTTCAGACATTTCCATAGTAATGTAAAGAACGTTTCTACCCTGCGACATAGCTCCAGCGGCACAATGACACATAAAAAGTGACTTACCGACACCAGTACCAGCAAGAGCAATATTAAGAGTTTTAGTAGGAAGACCACCCTTTGTAATCTTGTTAAAGAAATCCAAGTCAAAAGGAATTCGTTCTTCTTTTCTATGGTAGAAGTCAAATCGTTCATCACTATTCTCCAAATAATCATGTCCAACAGAGGAATCAAAACTTATGGCCAGAGCGTCCGATAGTATTTTGGGAATCTGACCTTTCTCATGTGTCTTGTCCTTACCGTCCAAGATTGAAATAGACCCCAATACAGCGTTGTATATGGCTTTCTCTTGGCAGAATTGCTCGGTTTTGTCAACAAGCCATTGAATCTTGGATTCTTCGCCTTTAGTCTGTTCAATCTCTTTGAGAGTAGTCTCACATCTCTCAACTTCATCAGCTGTAAGATTTCGCCTTTCTTTGACGGCCAATACAACTGCTTCAATCGATGGCGGAGAATTATAAGATTCTGTGAATGATGTAATTTCATTAAAGATTGTCCTATCGGTTCTATCTGTAAAATAATCTTCTTTTAAAAATGGTAAAACTTTACGCAGATAATCTTCATTGTAAATTAGGTTCTTTAATATCGTCTGTTCCAGTTTCATCAATCACTTCCTGTTCAATATTTGATGACATTATTTCCACTAATAGGTCACCGATGTAGTTTTTAAAGTCATCATCTTTTTCAAGTTTAGATGACTTCTTAACTGGTGATTCTAACACATCGTAAGCAAAAAGTAAATAGACCTGGTCATTTTCTTCCTTAAATTTTACTTTGCCATATTTAAAAATGGTACCTGTATAAGGTCCTTCCAAAAATTTAATGTGTACAGCTTGGCCATCATCTTTTGGATAGATGAAACAATAATCTATGCCTTCAGTCATTCCATTTCTCCGTTTGTTCAAAGGATTGTTCCTGTTTTGTTTTTTCACCGGTTACTTTACGTGGTGAAGAACACAAAGGACAATTTGCATGGCCACAATCAAGTGCATGATGTTTAGCCAATTTGTGTGGTTCTTTTATTTCCATACCATGTGACTTGGCAATCTTTACTTGTTTAGTAATAGCCGATTCTTCTTGGTGAAGTCGTTTACTGTGTTTAAGTTTATCATCTTCATGACTCATTATTCAACTCCGTTTGTTGTTTCCAAATTAAATGTTTCATCAATATCAGAAGACATAATGTTACCAGCAGCAACACGATATTTGTCTTCAATAAATTGTTGGAAAGTTTTATCTTTCAAAATAGATAACCAAAATTCTTTTGTATCGGTATCTTTAATTCGATATTTCTTTTCTTCTACTTCACCGGTGGCAGAATCAACTTTGCTGTACCAGCCATTCGTTGGCTTGACCACATGTTTGGACTCAAGTGCCAAGTCAAGCAGACCAGACCACTTAGAAATACCACCATCAAAAGAAACAGTAACAGGTATTTTAGACTTCTCTTTAACATATCTGGACTTCTCCACGTTGATGATGAAGTTGTAACCAACAACCTCTGTGCCTTCTTTTTCTTGTTGACGACCAATAATAAAGATGTTATCAGCAGAGTAGTAAGAACCCGTACCACCACCAACGATATCTTTAGGGAACATACCAATCTCTTTGTATGTATGATTAACGACAATCATTGGAATATCTTTTAATGATAAATGTGGTGTTACCATACGGAACAAACTCTTAACCTGTTTAGCACGTGACATATCAGCAACTGATTTACCATCAAGTGCATCATCAACTTCTTTCTTGGATGCCAAGTTACCAATCGAATCGATGACGATAATCAATTTATCACCACGTTCAAGATTGGTCAACTGTGACATTATGTCGAATTTGAGTTGTTCAATATCAGTAAGCGGAGTATGAAGCACCCGATTAGTGTCAATACCAAAAGAGTTAAAATAGGACTGAGGAGTACCAAACTCAGAATCATAAAACAATAAAGCAGCGTCTTCATATTTGTCCAAATAAGATTTTGCCATCAATAAAGAAAATGCTGTCTTAAAATGTTTGGATGGACCAGCCCACATTGTAAGACCCGGAGTCAGACCACCATCCAATTTACCAGAAAGTGCCACATTGATAATTGGCACAGCGGTTTGAATCATGTCTTTGTTTGTAAAGAATTTAGATTTAGATAAAATAGCCGAATCTTTAATCGAACTATTTTTTTTAATTTTGTCAAGTATACTCATTTATTATCCTTCTCTTTAAATGCAAATGGTTCATTGTAATCATACTTAGGTTCAAGCTTTTTGGTTGGTTCAACGATTGGTGGCATTGTTTCACCTGTAGCTTCATCCAACACAAATAAGTTATCTTCAGAAACCTGTACTGTTTTTGGTTCAACAAATACAGGTATTTCATAATCTTCTTTAACAGATTTTTTTATATCATTTATTTGTTCTTCGGTATCATGTTTATATAATGGCACAGGTTCTTGTTCCGTTCTTGGTTTTGGTTGCATTGACATATTTGCGGCAATCAATAACAATACAGCCAATGGATCAAACACCACAATAATCAATAGAATTACTAATCGTACCGCCTTGTCAAGGATGTCAGCATTAACCGTTTCACTGTAGAGTAAGGCGGCAATATATTTGATTGGCCCAACATCCGCTTCTGTTTTCTTAAGCTCATTAGATAGAGGCGCACGTTCCTCGGAGTATAAGGCAATGGTGGTCTGCGACTGGTTAATTTCTTGTAATATTCTACTACGGTCTTTCTGTTGGGTTCGGCGTATCGCTTGCGCTTTGTCCGTACCTTTTTCATCTGTTGTGCGACCCATCGTCTGGTCCACAATCTCATCA